TCATAGTACAATCACCGTTTCGTCCTTGTCAATAGTTACCTCGCAGCCCCCTACGTTTACTATCAGGAGGACAGCGTAATTGCTTGCCTTTATGTGGGCTTTCGCCCCGTGCATGAGCATGACCTTGTGGACTACCTTATTTTCGTCAAATTTCAATTCTCCGCACGTATCGCCTATCAAGGCAATATCTTTATCATTTGAGCGAGAAACACGCCCTAAATCAACGAAAACGCCAAATTGCTCCACGTTGTACGGTTTCATGCGCTGGAACATGGAGAGGCTGGGGAAATTCTTTTCCTCGCAGAACTCACGCCCCTGTGGGGAGAAAAAGAGCCAAGCAAGGCTTCTCCAGTCGCTCACCTTTCCCGAACCACTGCAAGCCCCGTAAAGGGATGCCGACTTCATTATTTCCTTTATCATAACTTCCGTGTATTTTTTTCAATCTTGCCCAACCGCTCGTTCATCTCAAACAACTGCTTCGTGTTCTTGGCTATCGTTTCAAGATGCCCGACTGCGAGCAAGGCTAAATTTCTAATCTCTTCCATGTTTTCCCGGTTGGCTATCACCTGCAAGCGGATAATCTTTACATCATCGCTAATCGTAATCAGCGTGATTTTATTCGCCTCCGAGTTGAGTTGTATAGCCGTAAACCGTCCGTTCAGTTCATCTATGCTGTCTTGGCTGGCGGTGGCAAAGCCCCTCTTGGTGCTGTCCTGCGATGCTGATGAACCCTCGTACATAAGGCTGTCAGCCCACCCGAACTGGTCATCAAGTTCCTTTTGCAGATTTTCAGCCATTCGGTAGATGTAGTCCTGCTCCCACGGGGAAAGGACATTATCAGCGTAGAACTCCTGCAACTTTTGACGTATCTGTTCCATGCTCTTTGAGGACTGGATAGCGGCTTTGATGCTTTCCGTAACCATCTGCTGCATCATCTTCCTCACGACATCCTTTGCGGACTTTGCCTTGTCCCCTCCCGATGCCCAAGCCTCCGCATAGGCACTGGAGAAATTGTCAATGGCTGATTTCAAGTCCTCTCCGAAAATGGCATCAACCGCCTTTTCCTTGTTGTCGGCTATGAGTTGGTCAATCTCTTCAATCTGATTTTCCCACTCCTTAATCCTGTCCCAGTCGGTTTTCTTCTTACTCTTTTCTTCCGCTATCTGATTGCGGATAAGCACCTTTTGCTGTTCGAGCAACGTGTTCTGTTGCTCAATCATCTTTGAGGCATCCTTTGAGTAAGACTTTTCAACGGAGCGACCTAACTTGTCGTAGGACTTTTCCAGTACCTCGATTTGCTCCTGCAACTTCTTGATTTTCTTCTCGTGCTTGGCATCGTGCAATTTTGCGATTGCAGAGCCGAGGGAGGAAACCAAGCCGATAGCCGCTCCTGCCGCTGCGCCCCAAGGACCAAACATCGCCCCGGCTTGCGCCCCGGACATCGTAGCGTTAGCCACATCCATAGCCGCACTGATACCGTCTGCCGCCCCTTTCAGGGCATCAGAGCCTAAAGCATCACCGAGGTCGGAAAGGCTGTTTTGGAGAAATCCGGCTACGTTCATTACATCGTTCAAGCCGTCCTCAATCATTCCCAAGCCATCTTTCAACTTCTTGGTATCGTTACCAGCGGCAAAGACCTTTTTCAACCCGTTAGCCATCTTGTTGAAAGCGGTGTCCGATTTGTCCGCTTCCTCACGGATTTGCTTGATTGCCTTGCGTATCTTCTCCAGTTCTGCCGGGGACTTGCGGAGGGTGTCGAAAGTTTCCTGCGACATTCCGAACTCAATGCCCTTGGCTTCGTCCCATTCCCCGGCAATGAGGAATTGCAACGCCTCTTCTCCGGCATCGGCTATCTTGCGTAAGTCCTTAACCGTCTTGTTGGTCATATCATCGAACAGGCGGCTGATTGCAGCGGTACTCTTGTTCGCCTCTATATCCAGTTCCGACAACTCACGCTTCATGGTAGCGGACAATGAAAGCCGCTCGCCCTCCGTGGTAGCCTTTGCCATTTGAGCGTTGTACAGGTCTATGATTGCCTGTCGCTTCTCCATGTAGTCCCCAAATTCTTTCAGGTACTCATTCATGGTGGTGCGTTGCCGCTCGACAAGTTCCTGCCCCTCGTTGGCTTGCTTCTGTTCGGTGAACTTCTTGCGCTGGGAGAAACTTGCGTTTTCCTCCGGGGTTAGGGTTATGTTAGACCCGTCAAAGGTCTTGCCCTTGTTAGCCGGGTTAGCCTCAAACAACGCACGGGCATTGTCTATCTTCCGTTGCAGGTAGTTCACTTTCTCACGGTCAAGCATTTCAAGTTCCCGTTTATGGTCGAGAGCCATTTGTGCCAATATCTTTTCTGACCCGTCCTGCATTGCATCAATTCGGGCTTGTTCTACGGCATACTGCGCATCCTTTTCAGCCCTCGCCTGTTCAACGGCTTGGGAAGCGGTCAAACGCTTGAAATTCGCCAATTTCTTTGCGTATTCCTCACGTTCCCGTTTAGCTTTATCGGCTGCGCTCTTGTCCTGTTTATCGGTGGTTACTTCTCCACCGAGATTTTTGTATGCCTTTCGTAGCTTTTCCTCTGCTTCGGCAGCTTCCTTATACTGCTTTTGGGTGTACTTCGCCTTATCCTTTTTAATGGCATCAAGTTTCTTCTTGGCTTCTTCCCAAGCCTTTGCCGCTGCATCGTAATCTTGCTTGTAGGTAGTCTGTGCGGCTTTTTCGGCTTCGAGGGAGGCGACCTTGTCCTGCGCCTTTTTCAGATTGCCCTGTGCAAGCCGGAACTTGATTTCATAGAAAAAGGTCATTACTTGTTTTCCAAACTTATTCTTGACCTTTGCCTGTTCCTCTTCAAGTTTCGCCTTTGCCTTATCAAATTCCTTTTGTATCTGTTCGAGGTCGGCTTTAGCCTCCACGATTTTTGTTTCAATGGGCTTGGCTTTCTCTTCGGCTTCTTTCTTGACACGCTCAATCTCATCGACCTGCTCTTGGTAGCCCTTAACAACATCTTTCAGTTGCTCAACCTTGTTTTTCAAAAGTCCCGTGCCAAGTTCATTCCTTATGGCATCCTGCGCCTCCTTTGACATCTTCGTCCAGTTGCCCTCCGCTTGTGAAGCCTCCGAAAGCAGCCATGTGTAACGCTGCAAATTCTGCTGTGCGTTCTCGTAGGTCTTGCGCTCCATTTCCTCGTTGAGAGCCTTGCGGACTTCGGTCAGTTCAAGGGCGGCAAGTTTCTCTTGGGTGTACGCATCGGTAATGGCAGGGCAGACCTTTTTCAGTTCCTCGTATGCTTTCAACTGGGCATAGTCGGTTTCCGTCTTGTCCTGAATGATAGATATAAGTTCATTGACCTTTTGCGCCTCCTCGTCCAGTTTCTTTTGGAACTCGTCTTTCTGCTCGTTGAGTTTTTCCTGCGCCTTTTCAGCGTTTGATGCTGTATCAGCGTAGAGGTAGAGAGCCGTAGCAACGCCCACAATTGCTGCGGCGAGCAGCACGTAAGGATTTGCCCAAGCGGTGATATTGAACGCCTGTTGCGCTGCCGTAAGCAGTCCCAGTTCCTTGCGGAACATCATAACAAGGCGAATGTTATCTGCGAGGGCTTGCGCTTTCTGAATGACAACGACTGCGGCAAGTATGGCTTTATACGTTCCGTATGCTGCGGCAATAGCAAGGAGGGCATTGGCGAACAACTCGTAATGCTTGATTGCTTCCGTGGCAAGGCTGATGCCGTCCACGAACACGCCCTGCTGTTTAGAGCCTATATCGTTGAGCATATCATCCCAAGCCCCTTGCAGGTTGGAAATTGCGCCTTGCAGACCTTTCGACTGCTTTTCAAGCATACCATTGAACGTGCCGCCCTCCCCGGCTGCGTGGGCGAAAGCCTCTGCGACCATGTCTGCCGAGATAGCCCCTGCCGACATATCGTCTTTAAGTTCCGAAATGCTCTTGCCCGTGATTTTCGACATTTCCACAAGGGGGTTGAAACCTGCGTTAATCATCTGCAACAGGTCTTGTCCCATCAGTTTGCCCGTGGAGGACATCTGCGAGAAAGCAAGTACAAGTGAGTTGAATTTCTCGCTGCTACCCATTGAAATATCGCCTATCTGCCGGAGTATGGGCATGACCTTTTCTGCCTCGACATTGAAGCCGAGGAGCGTTTGCGCACCTTTGGCGAGGTCGCCCAGTTGCATAGGTGTATTGACGGCAAAATCCTTAATCTCACCGAAAAACTCCTTTGCCTTATCCTTGTTGCCCAACAGGGTTTCAAAGGATATTTCAAGGGCTTCAATCTCGCCACGGGTCTTGATTACCGAACTGGCGAAAGAGTAAAGTTGCTGTGCCGAGAAATAGGCGACCACCGCTTGCCCGGCTCTGCGGAAAGCGGTATCAATACGTGCGCCCTCTGCTTCGGCTGTGCTTCCGATGCCGTCAAATATGTCAATAGCCTGTTGCGCTTCTCTGCGCAGTTGGGAATTGTCTATCCCAAAGCCGTAGTATTCTCTTCCGTCACTCGTATTCATATAAATTCCTCTTCCTCGTCTGCGTTATCGTTGAAATTATCGGGGTTGTTGGCATCCAGCCTATCGTCCCATTCCTCTGCCTCCTCATCATCGTAGGAGGGGGCTGCGTAACCGTACATGAGCAGGTTTTCGTAACTCATTTCGTAAAGGACATAATCGGGGGTGGTGTTGAGCATCTTTGCCCAACTATAAATCATTCCCCAGATGCTGTCGCCACTTCCTTTGTCCTTTTTAGCAGATTTGCTTCGCTGAGGGAAGTGGTAAGCCCGAAAAAATCGCTAATCTCCAAGTTGTTGAGCCGTTTGGTAACAAGTCCCCGGAGCGTTTTAGGCGAGCAGCCCTCCAACACCAGCGTTGAGAGGTGTTCCAACTCGTCCACCTCAATCTGTTCCTTGCGGTAATAGACCGTTTCCATGCGCAATCTCTTCCACGAGAATACACGCTTGGGGACAACCCTATCTACAAGCACTTTCTTATGCTCGTTCACTCTCTTTGCTCCGAGAATGAGGGTCGCCACAATCTTGCCCAGTACCTTGCAGTTCTTAGCCTTGTTCAAGACCTCAAACAAGATGTTGTCGGCATCAATCCTGACTTCCGGCATCCCAGCAATCAATTCCGAAATGAGTATAATTGTTGCAGTGGACGGGGGTGCAATCGGGTACACGTTCCCGTCAATCTCCAAGCTGTCGCTTGTGCGCTGCAAGATGGTGTCTGCTACTTTCTTTTCTATCGTTTCCATGTCGATATATTTTAATTAGAGAGGCTTCCGGGGGTCGAACCCGGTTTCATCCCGAAAAGGTGTGTCCTAACCAAATAGACGAAAGCCCCTGTCCGTTTATGCTCCTGTTGGAGCAACTTTCTTGAAGCGACTGTACCAGTAATCCTGCGCACCCTTCAAAATCTCAAATTCGAGGTCTGCGTAGTTACCGTCCTCTTCGGAGTAACCCGGCTTGAAAGCAATAGAGGAAAGAGGTACTTTGATACCTCGTGCGCCTACGTTCTTTGGCGTTACCTTAACAGACCAGTCGCCATCAACAAGGTGGGTTTTCACCTTGAAGTCGCCCTTGTCCTCACCCTCTGCGGTAACTTCCTCACCCAATTCAAGGGTGCTGTAAAGTTCGTCAGGCTCAATGACACGGGTTTTCAGAGTGAAACCACCCTCCTGCACTTCCTTGGCTACCGTCTCGCCCCCAGTGGCTTTCATTTCGAGAGCGTCACCGTCAGACGGTTCAAGTGTGGTGGACTTGTCTTTGATAACACCAATAGACTTCAATTCAGTGCTGTTGAAAGCATCGTCAGCCCCGGTCGGTGCAATCTCAATGGTACACTTCGACCAAGCCATTATGATTTTCTGTCTTTTTGCCATATCAGTTAAATGTTACGTGATTAAATTCTATTGTTATGTTCACAAAATGCTGCTTTATAGCCTCCGCATTTATCGTTTCAGTGCCTTTTGAAAGGTCAAATTCATAGTCGGTGTCAGCCTCGTTAAGCACGTCAATTATCTGCTCGTCAAGTTCGGAGAGAGCGGTGAGCCTATCCTTGTCGGGGACGGGTCGCCCACTTCCGTTATCGAGGTCAGGAACGTAGATGTTTATCCTTGCTATGCCGTCCTGTATCTGCTCTGCCGTAGCGTTAGACACGGTAAGCACCGCATCCTCCACTTTGGAATCAGCCGGACGGCAGTCGCTGGGGTAAAACTTACCCGAAATTTTCCCCTCAAAAAAATGTTCGAGCGCATCGTACATTTCCTGCTCAATTCTTGATGTAGCCTTTCTTGCCATTGCTATAACTTTAATGCCTTGCACAACTTGGGGAGCATCTTCTTGGAAAGCATTTCTGCGGACTCCAGCACATCGAGGCTCATTGCCTCCACGTAGTTGGCGTAACTCATTCCTGCAACCATGATGAACACCAGCCCCTTTGAATTTTCCCTTATAAGTTTACGGAGGAACTTGCGCCCCTCTTCCGCACCTTTCTTGCCGTTGCCTACAACCTCGAACTTGCTCATCGCAAGCACCTTTCCGTTATCCAATATGCAGTAGCCTATGGAACTGGTAAGGTTGCCCGTTTGACGGTGGTACTTGTGTTGTGTCCGGGCTACCTCCAACGCTGCTTCACCAACGTACATATAGTTGTTGATGATAACCTGTCTTTTCAGAGCCATTTGGTTATCCACAAATTCCTTTGCGTGTCCTTTGGGTGTAAGCCTCTTTACGCTCATACGGTAACTTTTACAGCCTCTACATAGTCGAGGTGTTGAACATCCTGCACTTGGAACTTGCCTATCTCCGTCCCCCGGTTGTCGGTCAGAATGACCGTTTCATCCGTGAAGTGGGGGCAGTCGAGAGGGTCAATCAAAACCTCAAATGAAGCCTGTGTAAACACGTTGTCAATGATTTTGCCTCTCTTGTTGTCATGCAGGGTCTTGATGTTACAGGCTATCGGGTCTCCCAGTGTTTCCACAACGGGAACGGGCTTTCCGTGAGCCATGCCGCCACCAGTCTTTTTGACAATCTGCAATGTTCCGTTTTCGATAATCATAAGTCCTCACCTTTATATCCGTAAGTAACTCCTAATCCGTTGGCATCATCGCCTATCTCGTCAAGGATGCTCTCTGCCTCATTCCTGAAACGTCTGCGGTCTTCGTCCGAAAAACTGTAAGTGATGCCACCCTGCGATACGTTGGGGGCTTTCGAGAGGTAGAGGTACACACGGGCTTTCGCACGTTTGAACTCTTTGCTCCCCCGAAGTTCCTGCGTAGTTTCGGCATCAACGCTAATCCCTACCTCATCGGCTACATCTTGAATAGTAGCCAATGGGATAGGGTAGCCGGACAGACTTTTCAAAGATTGCAGTACGTTCATGTTTACTCAGTTTCTCCGTTATTCCACTTCGTGTTCGTGGTGTTGATGAACACCAGTGAAGCACGGTTAATCAAGCCGGGTTGAACGTAGGCTTCTGCCATAGTAACCTCCAACATCGGGTTGAGGTCGGAGTAACGGGTCATCTTGTAGTACGATGCTTGCTGCTGCAACGCCTCCGTGTTAGGCACATTCGGCACAGGCTTGTAGTAAGTCCAGCCAAGCTGCGGCACGGGAGCCAGCGCAACCGTATTGATGTTCCAAGGCTTGATAGTTTCCTGTGAACCGTCCTTGTGTTCGATAGTTGCGTAGGTATCAAGCACGAGGAACTGGGGATAACCCTTGCCGTTCATGTAGCTGTTCACGCTGGAGAGGTTAATCATGTCAGCGGTGACAAGGTTCTGGTCGTAGCGAGGGAACAATCTGCGAGCAACGGACTTCTGCTGGATAAGCTCCTCAAACTTGGCTTTCTCCAAAATCGCAAACTTGGGTTTCTTCAAGCCCTTTTTGCCGATTTTCTCCGCTGCGTCCGCAACATCTTTCAAGCCGTCAGCCTTTTCCGCATCGCTCCATGCGACCTTAACACCGATGAAGTTCTCCTTGGGTACGTTGAAGTTGATAACGTCCTCCGTAGCCATGTCGCCCTCAATGCTCTTCGGGAAAGTCTGAATACCGTTTGAGCCGATACGCATTGCATCAATCTCAACCTTGTAGTCCATAGCGTTATTGCAGAAGTCCAAATCGTCATAGACCATATCAACCAGGTAACGGGCGGTTGCAGCATCCTCCGTGTTAGCGGCTGCGATAGTCTGCAAGTCGTTGTACTCGTTGATTTCAATCTCGTCTTTCTCACGGCTCACCGCAATCTTAGACAACTTTCCGCTCCATGAGCCGACCGTCTTACGGGTCTTTTTGGGGGCTTTCGTGTTGAATGCGACACGGTCTGCCGACACGGGAATGCCCTCGTTGCCCTCCAGTCCTTTCAGGTCGAACTTGGGGGTGTACTTCAACGGGAAGAGGGTGCGCCAAGCAAGCCCGTTACCCGGTTTGTATGAATTGACAGCAACCTGCATTCCGGGCTGGTCGATGTCAAAAAGGGGTTTGTTCATAGCCATATATCAATCCTCCTTTTACACAAGTGCAATCATTGGCAGCAATGCGGCTACCTCGCTGGCTACATTAGCCGTTTCCTTTCTCAAATTCGCACCGTTGATAAGGCGCACGGGCTGGTCGCCCTCGTTAGCTGTAAGGCGGTTGCCCGTAACGTACACAGGTGTCAAGATAGGCTCTGCTGCATCTGCGCTTGCCTCCTTTGCTTGATAGAGGACTTTACCTGCCTCAATATCGACACCGAGCGTAACCGTTACCACATCCTTATCTTCGGCAGACGTATCAACAGCGGTACAAGCCACAGCCTTTTTGCCGATGGCAATAACATCGCCAACAGCTATTCCGCTGCCCTTTGCGACATTGATAGTTGTGTCCGCTTTAGCGACTGCACCAACAAGGCGGTAGCCCTTAATCAGCGCAAACTTTCCGTTTTTCTCCCCAACTGCGGTCGTAGGGGGTGCATCGAAAGATGGATTTTCTACCAATCCACCTCCGGGCTTTTCAGCGAAAACCTGCTCAATGTAGATAGGGTCAACCTTGGCAGGGTCTTGGTGTTTGAAATTTACTTCCATTGTTATTTGGTAGTTTCTGTTGCCAACCCTTGAATGGCGGGGGTTGCCGTTGCCGCCTCTCGTTCTTTGATGCGAGCCTCCAAGTACGGGTTCTTTTCCTCGCCCTTGCCTCCGGCTGCACCTGCTTTCGGTCTTGTTACGACACCGCCCTTTGCTTGGTACTCATTCGTGATGGCTTCGACATCGGGAGTGATTTCCCCAATCCAGTTGTTGAAATCCTCATCATCCTTGAATGTCATTCGTGCAAAGTCCTTTTCGTAACGCTGACGGATTTTTTCGGGAGCGTCTTTCAGAATTGCTTCAAGCGATGACTTGCGGCTTTTTGCAAGTTTTTCGGTTTTCATTTCAGACACCTCCTTTGTAAGTGCTTCATTGGAAGCTACAAGGGCTTTTGCCCAAGCTGGCATTTCCTCCTCACCGGGCTTTGTTTCCTCATTTGGCTTCGGCTGCTCTGTCGGCTTCGGCTCTTCAACCTTTTTTCCGTCTTTCAGACCATGTTTTTTCTCATAGTTGGTGACTGCGGTCTGCTGCGCTTCCGTAGCACGGCTGTCCCCGTAACTTTCGAGAACTTGCTGAAATGTTACCCCCTCGACAGCGGTTGCAACATCTTCCTGCTTTGTTACAGTCTTGGCGAGTTTGTCGGCAATCCTGTTCAAAATCGCTTCACTGACCCCCACAAATTTGGCTTTCAGTGCGTCTAAAATTTCCTTTTTCATGCTTATAAACTAATTAGTTTATGCAAAGGTAGCACAATTTTGCGAAACGCTTATATTACAAGCGGAAAATTTGCTCATTTCGGATATTTTTATAATAGGCAAGAAACTTGGAAGTTATGCAAAATCAATAAAAAAGTTTATAAAAAAGTTCCGAAAAAGTTTGGTTATTTCAAAATAAAGCACGAACTTCGCGGTATGCTTACAAAATAAGCACCTCCACAACAACAAAAAATTGAAGAAATGAAAAAGAGTAGCGTTTTGAAGTACACTAAGAGTTTCATAAATAGAAACTACCGTTTGAAAGTTTATGGTATGGATGCCAACGGCAACCGCATCAACAAGTTGGTCGGTGTTGCAGGGCTTATCGCCCTTATCGGAATTGAGTTCGTGAACAAATTTATCGAAAGGGCAGAAAAGGCTATGGCTGACAAGTGCGTGTGCAAACTTCGCAGAGGATTACAGGTATCACTTTACAGCAAATAATCTTATGGCAATCAATTACAGAAAATTAAAGGCTCAAATTAAGCCTTTTAAGCCGGAAGCAAAGCACTCCGGCTACATCTTCCTCGCAACTGACGAGCAAAAACGTAACGGCATTGATACCATTGCAAAGCCGGGTAGCAAACGTAGTTTCGTCAAGGTTATGACGTGGTTTGTAAACAACTATAAAGAATATCGGGAGGAGTTCAGCCTATGAAAACCTACACCGTATATTTCAGCGAACCCGTCTGCCATAAGTATATCGGGGACAGGTTCAACAAGGAATTGAAGAGGTGGGAGTATGATGTTGAGTGCGAAGAGTGGAACGACACGTTCACTTTCCACTCGCTTACCCCAGCAAAGAAACTTATCAAAGCCAATCTTGATAAGTATAAAGGCTCTTGCATCACAAAGACTTGGGCTAACGGAGATTGGGAAAACCTTGGGGAAATAAACCTCAACGGCTCTAACAAAACATTCATTGCAAACACCAAGCAAAAGAAAGCAAATTATTGATAGGTCACGCCCGGTCTAACCAGCCGGGCATAACTCCGCAACAACAATGACGGAAAATAAAGCAATGCTCGTGGTAGCCGAACAGACAGCAAAGAAACTGGGCTACATCGAAGTAAGCAAGAACTCCCATAACGCCCTCCGGGACAGATTTTGGGGCAACAGGGCGGTGGCTGCAATGGCTGGCAAGCCCGTAGTGATAACAACCTGCAAGTACATCCTCCCGATGTTCGAGGAGGACAAGGACGATAGCAAGCGCAGACCCAAAATTGAGATTGATATGTTTTGGGGCAGACCCCGGCTGGGGATTGACCTGCCCGATGGAACATTCTGCTGCCTCACTTACCGGGACGGCATCTGTAGTGAGGCGCAAGCATTCGGGGACAAGGGTATTGCCTTTGCTGCCTCAATCAAAGAGAAAATCGACTATTACATCAACCAATAAACTCCGCAACAACATGGAAAATAAAGACATCAAAACAATTCAGACAACAAAGGGCGAACTGCGTTACTACCGTGATTGGGATAGATACGAGGGAGGCATCTGCATGATGAACCCCGTAACGATTAAACGCTACCGGGAAATACGGGATATGCAGCCCGATGCCGACAAGTGCGGTGTGTTCTTCGCTTTCAGCAACAGCCAGTTTCACGAGGGGTACGACCACCTCGTAGAGTTGGGACATATTAAAAAGGGCGACAAGGTCGTTCAGACGGGCATAGGCGGTATGTTCGGCACAAAAGAGGGCATCGACAAGTTCTTGGGTTTCTACGAGGACAGGAACAAGGAGGTTGCTGCCGAGTGCGACCCCCAAGAGGTTTATTTCTACGAGTACAACAACCACGAGAGCATGATTGCTTGGGACGGGGACTTGGAGGCTATCAAACTCATCATCGACCTGTTTGGCGTTGATGAAGCCCGTAAAATCAAGCGTTACAACGCCTCCGAGAGCATCGAGAACTTGGTGCGCAAACCTATCAAGGTGAGCGGTCTGTACTTCCTGAATGACGGGGTAAAGGAAACGCCAAGCAGCGTTTGGTTCAACGGCCAATCAGGATTGTGCTACACGATGTATGCCTCTACGTTGTACCCCGTATGCGATGCAGACGGCAAGCAATACGTAATGCCGGAACTGGCTGGCGTTTCCGCTTACTATGACGGCAAGAAACTCTACAAATTCTATAACGAATAGGAGGGCATCATGGTAACAGACGAAAGAATAGAACTTGAAAAGAATGCGCCTTTTGAAGAGATTGGCAAAGACTGGTACGTTCACCTCCTCGAATGTGTACCGCCCGAAAGGTGGTGCAACCCGTACCGGGAGGGCGGTTGGTTCTTCACGGGCGAACCCCACAGCCACGACTGGGACACTGGGGAAGCATATCACTACCTCTGCTTTGAGTATGCAGGTAAGTATTATGCAGGATGCAGGAGCATCGGAATGAGAAACGGTGATATTGAGCGTGAAATATCTAAATTCTGCTGCGAGTTAGATTTGGGGGCTTGATTTAGCCCCTCTCGCACAATATCTACCTTTGAGGCAATAAGTTTATCAACCGCAGGGCAATCGTTGCCCTCGCACAAAATTCAAAGAAAATAACTATGAGCAATTCAGAATTAAAGAAACAAGCAGAGGAATGGGTAAAGAGTGGCAAACCTTGTATCTACCGCTACGGCTGGGCATACAAAGGAGCAGGAGCAAGAGAGATAACAACCGAAAAGGCATTGGAATTGCTGCCCAAATACTCTTTCGGTGTGGGCTTCTACGAACTTTTGTTCAGGAAGCACAACGGGCAGGAGGTGCTGGAGTTTAACGAACTTTCCGAAAATGATTTGTACTGATTATGGCAGAAAACGAAACTATCATCAAAGTGAATTTTCACGTCCCAGTAAACGGGAGCAGTGAGCATTACTTCGGGTCGCTTGCCGCAATATACGATGTGTTCACCCCCGAACAGATAGGGTGTCAGTTGGGAACTCTTTGGGACTTCGGAATTTCCGTAGGCAAACCGAAATTGACCAAGTTCTGCGTGATTTCCAAGCATCGGGTGCATCGTAAACCGCAGAAAAATAAGTAACTTTGCATCATGGAGAAATACGATTTTTACAAAAACAATGAGGGCGACACCATCTATTGGGTTGATAATGTCGGCAGCATAGGTGAGCATCTGTTTTCTTTCGACAAGAAGAAAATATACAACCTCTTTGCAGACTACCCTCATAACCTGTCAGCGCAAGAAAAGCAAATTTTTGATAAAGAAAACCCCTATTGGGCAGATTTTTTCAAAGACAGAGTATAGGAATATGGGTGGGTCATTTTTCAGACCCGCCCATTCCTTTTCTTTGTTTCTTTGCATCAGTATTGATATATCCGAGTACCTTTTGGAAATCATTACTTCCTTTCAGTAAATCAATATCTATCAAACACTCTTTCGTTTGATATTTTCTCCCTCCGAGCGTGTGGGACTTCTTTGCTCCGAAACGGTATTTCAAGACATCCGTATTCAGAGGCTTAAAGCCGTTTTGCTTTGACGATTGTAATTCGAGATATTCTAATCCGCTTTCTGTTTTTCGGACAATGGCAGCATGAGAGCCACAGGTAAAATAATACTCCTGACCCTCCTTTACCATTTTGAGCAAATCCTTTGCCTTTTTGAAGTCATCGGTATGCTCCACGATAAAACCACCCGTCTTTTCTGCGATGTCCATAATGGTACTCGTCCTGCTAAACATACTCCGACTAACCCCGTCACGGAAATCAAGAACATCAAAACCGCATACATTCCCAGCATAGGCGAAAGCCAAAGACGAACAAGAGCCTTGTGTTAAATCTCCACCGCCAACCCTTGACACAATTTCATTTTCGGACAACGGCTTAGGTAATTTCTTCACGGGTAGGTAGTCCACTTTAGCATCGTCCAGTTTCTTGATAACATCATTCAGGACTGACAGTTTATTGTCTGCCAAAATCTCGTCAACCATCTTCTTGTTATCCCGTACGAAATAGGGCTGTTTCGTTGCGTTCTTGATGCGCTCTGCGTTATCGTTTACCCAGCCTTTGAAATTGTCCGGGGCTTCCTCTATCGTGCCGCTAAACTTGTAATTGCTTACATCTTCTCCGGCAAGTATCTTCTGCTGGTAGTCCAAGAACTCCTCTTCCTTTGCCCGGATAGCCACAGCAGCGCACTTGCAGAACGGATGCCAGCCAGTCCAAACAAAGTCTTTCGGGTACTCGCCTTGCAGTTCATCGCAAATATCCACAACCGGGTGGCTGTTGTGGGATATTGAAATGCGGATGCCGATAACAAAGGGTATCTGCCTCCACCTCTCGCTGTCTGCCATACGATATGCAATGTTATTTTCGGTGGCGGTCAGCCGGAGGGCATTCTTGTATGAAGAGCGGTACACACCCTGTCCGGGGTGGTAGGCTCTTGCAGCCTTTGACAGCCGGAGGACACCGTGCTTATCTCTAACCCTGCGGAACAACTTGTTTGGTTCGTTGAGATACTTGCGTACATCCCGTGAAAGGGCAGCGGCACTCTTTCCCTCTCCAAGCCCCAAGTCAAGAGCAAGTTCCAGTTCCTGCTTGAATTGTTCCGTAATGTTCCAAACCCGGTCTGAAAGCATCATCCCAGCTTCTTTACGGTGCTGGAATGATGATAAAGCCTCCAAATTTGGCTGTTTCCATTGCGAAATTACGTCTTTCGGAAGCCCTGTTGAAGAAGTTATTGCATCAACCATAGCATTGTTTTTCTCGCAAGATAAAAGCCATTCCTCACGGTCGCCAGTTTCTATCACTCCTTGCAGCCCACGCCCAACGGAGCGCATGAGGTCGTTTATACGCTCCTGCACTGCCGGGTAGTCCGAAATATAAAAGGGCTTGTCGGGGTCTTTGAAGCCGGAAGCCTCGCCAATCCGTGCGCCTTGCGTTATCGCTGCATCGAACAAATCATCAATCGCTTTCAGGCGTTTCTTGATGCTGGCAATGTGCTTCCTGTCGAATACCCCGTAACTGAATTTGGTTGCCTCTTTCTTAGCCATGATTACAGCCTCCTTTTGAATTGTCCGCATCCGTCACGGGTGAGGAAACGGCTGCGTTCCTGGTGCAGTTTACACCGACACAGGAACGGCTTGCCGTTTGCCCCAATCTCGTGCGGCTCGTAGGAATAGACACATTCCTCGCAATGAATATCAAGTTTTTTCTTTGCCATGCCTTATATGGTTGGTTCGTCAAATAGGCTCACGGAACTTTCCTTTGCAATCAGTTCCATTTCCTCGTCCACGTTATCCACGTAGCCGAGGTTTTGAACTGCGGTACGCTGGCTCATAATAGGCTTGCCGCCCGTGGCATTGGAAAGGTTGCTGATACGCTCTGCCTCATCCCGTATCTGATACGGGGTGATAATGACCTCCACTTGTAGGCTGTCGATGGCAGCGGCAAGTGAGGGGTACATCTTCTTCATGAACGCCCGGATAACATTTATTTCACGGTCGAACAACTCCAACCAAATGCCGCTCTCGTCAGTCACTTTCAACTGGGCATCAATGAACATCATCTTACGGGCTTCTCCCGACATCGGGGTTGCTTTCATATTCTCCATTGACATATCCGGTAGTTGAAGCTGCATGAAGAAGTCCTTTTTGATTTCCCCAACGTGGAACTTGATGCTATCAATAGCCTGTTGCCACGTCTTGTATTCTGCCTTGTCGTTCTGTCCGTATTGCAGCACGTTACGCCCTGCGTTGTCATTAGTCGGTTCTTGCCCGAATTTCACCTTGCCGTCCGAGAATACCACCCAGTTGGGTCTTGCGTTCTTACGGATGTAGTTACCGTTGCGTGAAAGCGTCCATTCGGCTTCATAGACATTACCTGACTGGTCTTCCCAAATAGGCTCGTCACGGTGGATATACACGCCCGTAATCTTGCCCACCTCGATTTTCTCCCGAAGTTCCTCCACCGTTTCCCCTGCGCCCGTGCGCCAACGTATATGCTCGTCAGCGGTGTACGTGTCGAAGTAGGTAATTGTGTTTACCCCCTCTTTCCTCGTGTACTCAATGGAAAGGGCAATCATATCATCGTACTCGTCAAACAACGGGTACAACTTATCGCCTTTCATCGGTGAGTAGTTCTTGCAGCGCAACTTCAAAAGGCTCTTCTGTCCGGCATACACGGTTTCCTGTTCCTGCGAGTACCACAGCGTGATTGTTTCGCAGGAGGCAAACAGGCTCTTTCCACGGTCAATATTCAGGCTGTCGATGCGGTTCTTTTGGAAGATAGCCTCCATAATCTTCGCAACCTGCTTTTCTTGGTCGTTTTCCGGCTTATAGATGCGCTGCACGGGAATGGCGAACATTAGTTCCGTCATGCGCTTTACTGCCAGTTTCTGCAAGCCCAGCGTGTAACGTGTGACCTTTTCAATGCCCCTCTTGGTAACTTTGTCCTTGTAGGTCTTATCGGTCATTACCGGGTGTTCTTTCGGCTCGTACTCCTTACGGAGCAATGCCCACGGCTTCACCGATACCGTCTTGTACTTCAAATCTGAAATGATGCTCTGTGCATTTCTTTCAGGCGATGTAATCTCCTTGATATTCATATATTTTCGTTTTTAATAGAGTATATCGTCAATATCTTCATCCCCGTAATTCGGGAGTGCGTTTACACCAGTCATTTCAACCGCTTTCGGGTGGAACGTGTTAGCCAGTGCATCAAACTCGTCTATGGAGTGTCCCAGCCGCTCCTTGATGTCTTCTTTCGGCTCGATGATTATCTTGCCATTGGAAAGGAACGACCACTTGATTTCCGTTGCCTCCTCCATGAAGCTGCCGCCCGGTGGGAGCATCGCCCCGGTGTTGTTGTCGGGGTTGAGCCAATCCCGGACTGCCCAAAACAGGTACGCCCTCATGTTGGCAAAGGTGTACTGCCCGGTGATGTCCGTTAGGTCTTTTCCGCTGCTGGTCTTTGCGCCCTCGCTATACTTACAACTGATGATTGTTTCCTCGTCCAGTTTTCCGTTGCTCTCTTGGCATATCTCGACCGCACGTGAGTAAACCCCTGCACCCTCTCCAATCGTATCAATAGACACGCTGTAACCGCTGTGTATGGTGATTTCATTCTTGATGCGCCCGGCTACTTTCATGTGGTCTGCCTTGCCGCCTGAATTGTGCTTGTCGAAACTCTCAACGTAGTTGTCGAAACGCTTACAATACACGGTGCAGTCCCGACCCATACCTGCCACATCGACACCGAGAATAGCGTTATTGTGGCTCGTCAGTTTGTAGTGCTTCCAGCGTTCCTGCGCAATCTCTACCCACTTCTGCGGTATCAAGATGTCCTCGTCCACTTTCGGGAACTCACCGAGAACTTTCTTGCGGAAGAGGTCGGAGGGGCGATACCACTTGCCCTCAAAGCAAAAGTCGTTCTCACTCTCTTTCACTTCCTCCTCCGTTATCGGCTCGCACCAGTTCTCCACCTTGTCAACGACCCAGTCGTAGTCCACCTGTCCGGGGATGCTGATTTTCTTCTCAACGACATTGGGGGCTGTCAGGCTGTTCAGGCAGAAACGCTCCCAGCGTGTGGACTTTTGGGAACGGGCGGCATAGCCTACGGTGGTGTTCGGGTTGAATACAAGCAGAAGCCTCGAATTGCCCTGCAAGTTACCCTCAATAGCCGTGTAGGTATCATCGAGAATACCCGTAGCCTCCGTAACGACAAACATCGTGTTCACGGCATGGAAGCCCGACCACGCCTCGTGATTGTTCTCGTCAGCCTTAAAGCCCGTCAAGAACCATTCCTCATTGTCTGTGCGGATGTCGTAGGCGTTGAGCCTACCGGGGAGCGTGAAACCACGCCTCTTTGCACGGTTGAATAGTCTTGAAATTTCAGGCATCATGATGTTTTTTACTTGTCGGTCGGTCGGAGCGGTGAGAGCAACTTTCGTGTTCTCGACAAGTTCCATTTTGCCGTTGGGGTTCTTTTTCCACTTCGGGGTGAGATACAGGAAGCACACAGCGATACAAGCAGCGACAAAATCCTTGCCCCGTGCCGTACCGCTGCGGACTGATACCAACTTCTTGTGCTGGACGGCTGTAACGATGGCTTGCTGTTCCTCATCCAACGTGACCCCAAGAGCCTCGCTGATAAACTTGTTCCAGTCGTTACGCCATTCAGCGAATAGTTTGGCAGCGTTCTTGCGTATCTGTACCTCATTCCTCGCCATTTATTGCACTCGTTTCCATAAGGAGGCTGGCAAATGACAGGTCGCCCGTGACCTCTTTCTTTTCGGGACTGTAAAGCCCAAGCAACTTGCGCCTCTCCACCAAATTTTTGTGAATGACCTCCAAATAACGGGGGTCGCCATAGCAAATAACCTCCTCCTTTTGCTGTTCCATTTTCACGGTAACAACACCGCCCTCGCCACTTTCGGCATCACCGCCCGGAATACCCTGCTGCTTGGCTTTCTTGCGCTCATAGTCGGTCTTGGATTTCTCCCAAGCCGCCCAAGCCTCCTTAATCACCTCGTCAATGCGTTCCAGTTCCAGTTGCACGGCAAGGTCGGTGTTGTCAATGCGTGTTTCCCTCCATTCAGCCAGCAAGCGGTTCACGTCCTTGTGAACCGTTTGGAGGCTGTAGGCTTGCAGGTCTAAACGTGCCATTACTTCCTCCCTGATTTCCCGGTAGGAGTAGCCACGCTTATACAACTGCGCTATGATGTCAAGCCGCACGATTTGCGCCTGACGGTAATCTTTCATTTTCTTTCCCGGTGCGCCCATTGATTAGAATTTTGCTCCGTTGTACTTGTAAACGAGGTTGTCATTCTCGTCCTTGCTGATAGGTGCAAGTGCGCCCTCGAACAACTTGTAGGGCGACTGCCCTGCTTGTGGGTTGTTCCACAGCCAACGCATATAGTCAGCCATTGTCATACCCTCGAACTTGGCACGTTTCTCCGATGAATTGCAGTTGTACCCGGTCGCCCTTATCCACTGGAACTGCGACACAAGCCCGTTGATGTCCTTGCAGACATCGTCCCAGCGCACGATGTGTTCGGGTGAGTTCTTGGCAATCTGCAGAGCCTCGCACCACTGCCCACGTGAGTAGTTCCAGTTGGCAGGAAGCCCACAGCAAGAGCCGTTACAGCACAACTCCTTGAAGTGCGCATCGGAAACGTAGAAACGCATACCCAGTTCCTCGCAAAGTTGCTTCATGTTCCGCATAAAAGGCTCTTTGACTTTGCGGTTCAATCGGAGATACCCAGTGCTTACGCTGAACTTCTTGTAGAAGTCCATGAAGTCAAAGCCGCACAACTCGTTGAAAGTCGGCATCCATTGTTTCAGGGTCGGGCTGCGCTGCTCCACGCACATAAATTCCGTACTCATGGCGGTTGCACCACGGTTGGAAGCCTCTCTAATCAAGTCGAGGTATGACGGGGTAGAAATGCCGATGATGAACGGACGTAGCCGGAGCGTTGCGCCCCCGGCATCTGCCTCCGCAATCTTGCGGATTGCTTCAAGCCTCTGCATAGGGGTTGGCACACCTCGCTCAATCACGTGCGCCTTGTGTTCGTCCAAAGTGATGATTGAGAACTTGAAATTCCAGTTCTTTTGTCCCCGGATAAGTTCCATGTACCGCTCATCCTCCGTGAACCAGGTAGCCTTGGTAGAGAAGCAGAGAGGGTAATCAATCTCCTTGAAGAAACGGAGCAGTTCAAGCGTGATGCCGTACTTACGCTCGAAGCCGTCGAACTGGTCGGACAAGCCGCCCCACTGCATAACCTTACGCTGCTTGATGTACTCCTTGAACTGCCCTCCGTATTTGTCGGGGTCGGTGAACATACGCTTGATTTTGTCAACCGACACGTGCTTCACGTCTTTGTGCAGATAGTTTTCTTTCGCCCCACCAATCCCTCGCTGGAACTGGGAGAAACAATACATACAGCCAAATGAGCAATTCGAGTAGGTGTCGAATGTCATTGGCATAGAGCAATCAGCAATCTCGTTGCTCCATCTTGGACTTTGGTAATAATCAGCCATAACTATTTGTTGATAAATTCTAATACTTGTGAAACTAATTCATTCAGAGGCGTTGTCGCTGTGTTCACTTGTAACACCCTTACGCCTATCTCCTGCCACTTCTTTGCGGCTCTCATACAACGCAACTGCTTATCAAATACCTTTCTCACGCTTTGGGCTGTTCTCTTCCCATTCTTTCCGTTGCTCCTGTTCCCAAGTCGGTTGAAAATGGTAAGGTTGTCGGCATAAAGCGATATTACATACTGCTGTTCTGCCTTGAATAAAGCGTTCATGAGGTTCATCCCGAAAGTGTCTAAAAAACTACCCTCGCAGATGATTATATCACGATGCTTCAACCCCTCTTCTACGACTTCCGCAAGGCGTGAAGTACAGGAAGAGCCTTTATCGTTAGTTATTCGGTCAACACCTCCGTATCTCGTTTCTCCGTATCTCCCTGCAAAGCAGATGATGCCCTCCTTGCAGTATGAAACATCGTTAGTTATTCGGTCAACACCTCCGTATCTCGTTATGATAGCCCACGCCAAAGAGGATTTGCCGGAACAATTTGTACCCGTTATGAACACGCACTTTTTCATAGCAAACTGATAATGAGGTTTTCCCACTCGCAACCCTTGATGTCCTCCAACAGCCTTTCGGTGTAAAAGCCGTTCCAACGTGTTCCCTTGCGGATTTTCTCAACAGCGCACAGGCTGGTTTCGAGGGCAAACACGTTGTCCCCGGTATCACGTTTGGCATCCTCTATGAACTGCGTTAATTTTTCCCGATTTTGCGTTCTCGCAATTATCTCCGCACCCTTTGTATAGTTTTCCTTTCGCTCGAATTTAAGTGCGAGGTCGTCAATTATTTGCTTTCCGCTGACCTTTGCCCAGACTTCCAAAAAGAGGAAAGCCGCATACCTGCCGAAAAAGTACCACGATGTTACGATATTGTACTGTTCTGTGGTGGTCTGCGCCCGGTCAAGCTGCTCCAGCATACCGGGGGTCAGGTTCTGCATAATGCGGTCGAAAGTGTCGCCAATGCGGACATACCTGCGGTCGGTTCTGAACTTTAATTTACCTTTCGGTGTGTTATGGTTACGCAGGAGCATCAATGCGCTTGGGATGTGGTACGTTGTGGCATAGTAATAGACCAGCCGGAAGCTGTTCCAACGGGATAGACGGAAGTATGCCGAGAGTGAGGCAATCATTTTCTCCTCAACTCCGGCATCGCCTCCCATGTGGTATTGTATGTACTCTGCGTAATCCATATGGCAAGTGCGTTATTCTGCACCCTCTATTGAGGGGATAATCTCTTCAAGACGGTACACGACCTTGTCAATGGACGGCATACCGAGAAGTTGCGCCAACTCCGGCAGACGCTCTTTGGGGTACACGATGATAACACGCTCCATAGCCGTTTCATCCGTTCCCTCAATCTTAGGCAGGGTGTCCGGGTTAATGTCAACGCCCTGCAACTCCGGGGGCAGCGCATCCTGAAAGGCATCCGCTGGGTTGTCCTCCTCGCTTGCATCAGGCATAGCCGGGGTAGGTTGTGCCGGGGACGGGGTTGCGCCCATAGGGGTAAAGGCGGTGGGGTTAGCGTTCCACACATCAAGTCCCCAGTCGCCAAGTTTGGCTTCATCCCACTTGTTGGCAAGGGCATCGAAGTCCCACTGACCGAAACTTGCGTTGTCCTTAATCATGAACTGCTTGCGCTCCGATGCGGATAACTCACTGGCGTTGATAACAAGGGCTGTCGGCTTCTCCAGCCATTTTTCCCAGTAATCGACAAGCACCTTGCGCTCGCCATCTGACTTCTCCACAAAGTCGGCTATAGTCAAGAGCCTGTTGGAAATATCCCCTGCGCTCATCTTTGCGATTGCTCGCAATGCCTCCGTGCGCATATTACCGCCAAGGGCACACATCTTGTTGTCCACAACGATTGGGCGCAACTCCAGCATCTTTGGCAGCACAAGGATTGAGTTGATTAGCTTGCCGAATTTCTCTTTGGTGATGGTACGGGGGTTGTCCCCGTTGAGTTTCACTTGTGAGAGTTTTACCTGTTCTACTTTCATTATTTATAAATCTTTTAGTTTACTCTTTTGGCGCAAAGTTACACAAATATGTTTGTATTATAAGCGTTTGAATGGAAAAACATCTATTTTTTAGTTGATTTTCTCACAACTTTCACAGGTAAGCCGCTCCATTCCCATGCGATTAGAGCCGCATCACGCCCCTCTTGGTTCGTTCTGCCCTTTATCCCGGTAAAGGCTGAAAGTTCCTCCTGCGTTATCTTTCCGTCCTTTCCCTGCCACAGATTTACACCCCCGACTTTCAGGGCAAGGGGCTTTATCAATTCGTAGGGTATCTGCCAGTGTTCGCACATTTCGGCTATCTTTCTGCCAACCTCATGATTGCGCCCGGCTGCGTTCCCCTTTGCTGCTGCACTCTGTTTCGTGTCCTTGGGAAGCAGATGCCAGTGAGCCTTATTCAGCCATCCAGCTTCAATGATTACACGGACATTCTTTTGGGTTACTTCGGACTGCCTTTTGATATAACGCAGGAAGTCTAACAGGTCAGGAAAGGTGAGCGTGGAAATTTCCAGCTTACGTGTAGCCACTTCGAGGTAGGCGCACCCTGACTTTTCTACATCGGGGTCAATCCCGACCACACAATCAACCTTTATAGGCTTTTTTGATGGTATTCTAATCATATTTTATTGATATTCAATTATTTATGCGTTATTATTGCACATTTGTGATTATTTTTTATGTTCGGACGGCAAGACAAGAGAGGGCATTTTTTCGCCCCCTCCCCCCTATAGTCCCCCCTCCCCATTGCGAACGGGGTATCAGAACACGGAAAATTCGATGCTGTCAATGCGGTTTTTTATCACTTTCATTGCCGTTACGACATTCTGTTCCCGATAGTCAAATTTACCCTCAACTCCGGCAAAGGCGACCATACCCGTATGCAGGTGCTGAATGAGCGGAGGCACAATGCTTGGAGCAAGGTTTCGGTCGTTCAGTTTTTCCGCAAGAAGTTTATCCATTTCCCGGTTGTGCTGCTTCAACAAGTCAATAAACAGCGTGGAAATTACAGCGTATGTCCGCTGCTCGTCAAATCCGTACTGCGGCACTTTCCGTTTCAATTCCTGATTTACGGAGAAGTAAAGAATTGTCAAGTCCCGGTTTATCTCACTGATGCACATTTCGGTCTGCCTGATTACATTCTGCAAATGGTTGTAGTCAAGTTCCCTACGCAACTCTTCGTTATACTTCTGATGAACCATTTTGAGTGTCCGGCTTAACTTCTTCAACAGGCTTACCTTGTCACGGGCGGCACAAGCCATCGCCTTATCAGCGTACACCCAAGCAAGGTGTGTTATGATGAGAGGGACGAAAGAAACACGCATCTGTTCATCAAGCGTCAGCCGCTCAATCATTTTCTTTGTGCTTTCAGACACGTTGTCCCGGAACACTTTTTCCTGCAACTCTTTCATGTTTGGCATCTTCACGGGCTGCTGGGGCTGCTCCTGCTTCGGCTGTGGCAGTTCCCCGTCATAGTCCCAAAATGACAGCTTTCCTTTTACGTCCGCAATAGGTTCAGGGAACATGATAGGGTTAGACAGCACCCAGTTCCAAACTCCCTTTTCAGCCCATAGTGATGGGTGGTTCTGAACGCAATCGACTATCTCAACGCTGCCGATGATTGCGCCAAAATGGTAATTGCTCCAATCAGTGCCGCCTTTTGAAATTTCTCTTAGGAACTTATCTACCTTGTCGCATACAGGAACAGATGCAGACCAATGGTTATCAGCTTTCATACCTGCGTGAATAAGCACACGCCCACGAAAATTTGTTTTCCAAGTCCTGTTTTCTATGTCTTTCAGCCCGGACACTATCAGGCTCGCCCAAGGCTGTTTAATCGTTATTGCTTTCATATTCATTTCTTGAAATGGGTAAAATCTTTGCATTGGGATGCCAATTCTTTAGTGCCTCCCGGTTTTCTCTCTGCGTTCATGTATTTTGCTCGCTTTTTGCATGATTTCTCCTTTGCGCAATAGCCGCAAGCCCTTTGGCTCTTGGTATTCATTCCGCACCTCCTTTCCGTAACTCCGCAATCAGGGCATCAGCACCGCTTACACTCCATTCTGCCAATGTTCCAATCTTTGCATCCACAAGCATATTATGCGGATTAGTAGCGAAGCCTCTCATAAGTTCTTTTGCAATCTCGTACCTGCGCTGCTCCCAGTCAATTTCCTTTTCAAATTCGAGTTGCCAGTTCCTGTATAATGAACCGCTTTCTGTTACAAAATCACCGTTTATATCTTCGTGAACATTTACGGTTTCTCCTGTGCTTTTAATTTTTGCTTTCATTATCACTTGTTTTTATGTTCAACACCATACCCGAACAGGGCAAAATCACCCCTTGCCGGGTCATTCGGGAATACCTCTCGCATTGCGTTAGTAATCTCAACAGCCGTTCTCATGTCCGCTTGCTTCCGGCTCGTCAAGCCAAGTTCCAGTGCCATTCTATGCACGTGGGTATCAAGCGGAACAATCAGGCTGTCGGGGCTAACCTTTCGCCACACGCCCATATCAACCGGACTATTCCGTCTAACCATCCACCGCAAGAACATACAGAGCCGCTTACAGGCAGAACCCTTGTCGTAGTCGGGAATACCATTGATGCCGTTGAAGTAGGCGGAGAGGGCTTGCACGGGCGTTTTATCAGACCAAGCCACTACCATATCCTCCATACGCTCAAAATCCTCATACAGCCTGTGTAGGCGGTCGCCCAGTCGGTACAAATCATCGTAAGTCAGGAAGCGGTAGAAACTCCTATGGTCGTTGTAGTAGAAGTTGTACTGCTTCGTCATTAGCCAGCAATAGGGGTCATCGCAAAAGTCCTTATCCAGCCAGTCAGCCGCCTTGATGATTGCCTTACGATTGCCGAAAGAGAGCCAAGAGGTAATGAAGCCGCTGATTTCGGCTCGTTTCCCGATATGCTTCCGGGGAAACTGTACGGGGTCATTGGCTATAAAGCCCTCAACCTCGTATTTGTCTGCCCATTCTATAAATTTACGCTTCATAACTTTACCCTTTAACCCGTCCTAAAAATGCCAGCTTCAATACATCGTACTGCTGCCCGACTACCGCAACTTCAATCATCGCCTCTTCATCGGCAACATCATTTACCCGTAAGAGGGGATATTCAGCCCCGTTGGAGGTTTTCAAAAACTCCTGCATTGCATCGTCCGTTATCTGCTCATCACTTTGGGTGAAATACTTATCGAGGCTCGCAATGATGTGTTTGTTCAAGTAGTCCTCACTGTAAGCTGCTGCAATCTTCTGCTTGTTTCGGAGTGAGTATCTCATTTTGTGCCTCCTTTCAGTAGTTCGGGGTTATCTCTGAATTTAATCTGTCTCATCGTCAGCCTCCTTTCCTGTTTCGTGGTGAATTATATCGGAGAAGTCGCAAGCATCAGCCGGGACATTCCCGAATTTTCCTTTTACACACTCTTCGTAATACTTGCAGTCAGCGCAACTACGTTTTTCTTTTGAATTTTCCATTATATTGCCTTTTTAAGTTCGTTCTTGGATAATGTCTTGCAAAGAGCCTCGCAGAGAACTCGTGCCATGTTTACCTCAACCGCATTGCCGATAAACTTCTTTTGGTCTGCCTGTGAGCCTACCAGCACGTAATCTTCGGGAAAGCCCATAATCTTTTTCAGTTCGGGTATTTTCAGCATACGCATCTTGATGTCGATAATTCCGTAGAGAGCCATAAACTCCTTGATTTTAGCCGTCATCGGGCTATCAGCTGAATAGACTTCAATAAACACCTCGCCCGTTTCCGCTGTAACAAGATAAGGTGGCATTTTATCCATTCTTGCAATCAGGGTGAAACATGGCTTTTCGACTGAGCCTCCGACATTCTTGTATTGAGGGTTCATCAAGTAGTGGCGTTTGACCGTTACAAGGTTGAATTTCGGGTTGGTCGTTACAGTATTAGCCGGGACATCCACGGAAGCTGCCGTACCATTCCCGTACTGCATATCAATGAATTGTTCTGAACGAATAAGGGCTAACCTGTCTTTCGTTGTAACGGTGGGAGAGGGCATTTCAACGGAATGGTTATTCCCGTTTCCGTAGTATGCCGATATAAACGCATGGTGGTCTATGGTCGTGATAGTCCCAGCTGGCTCGTTTACGGAGGTGTTCTTGCTGTCAGGATGTCCGCTGTACTGCTTTGAGAGGAAAGCGACCTGTGCGACCCCAAGCCTATTTTGCGTTGCCACCGTAGGACAAGGTTCATCAATACCTGGTGCATTATATTTCCCGGTTCTGCTCATGGAATTGTATTTAACAAGAAACGCCTCCTTGCCTCCTGCAATGAATTTTACCAGCCCAGCATATATACGCTCCAGTGTCTTTTCCGACAACGGTTTATCCCTGAATATCGTTTTGCCCTCGTCTGCGAAGTCAAGAACATCCTTGACGGGCTTCCACTTCGCCAAAGAGCCGAACAGCGTATTTGTCCCGTTCTTGTCGTGGGTCTGACGTGGGAAGACAATAGGCAAGCCACCCTTTGCGAAGATGCCAAAAAAGCGTTTCCGGCTTGTGTATGCACCATAATCAGCAGCGTTGAGTATGCGGTGGTCAAACCTGTAACCGTATGATTTTACTTTGCGCACCCAACGGGTATAACTCTTGCCCTTATCCATAGACACGGGCTTGCCGTTCTCGTCCACCTCACCCCAACTCATAAATTCCTCCACGTTCTCAATCTGAATATAGTCCGGGGCTATGGCTTCGATGTATCGGAACAAATGTTCGGCAAGTGTCCGGCTGTCGGCATCCCTTGGCTGACCTCCCTTTGCTTTCGAGAAGTTGGTACATTCAAGTGAAGCCCACAAGACTACCAGCGCACCGGGATTGTCCTCACGGCACTTTTTCAGATGCTCTACAAGTGGGGACAATTCAAGCGTCCTGATGTCCTCCGTGAAGTGCAGCGCATCGGGGTGGTTTGAAGCGTGGGAGGCTATCGCATTTGCATCGTGGTTTACGCAAGCAATCACATCAGCGCATTGCTCACCGTTCAATCGTGCGGAATTTACGCCCGTGGAAGTTCCACCAGCACCGCAAAAGAGGTCTATGTATAATAACTTTTTCATTTTACAATCTTGTTAGGTGTCATATCAATATCCCAGTCGAGGATGTTAGGTGCGCTCGCATGGATTTCACCGCAGCGCATCCCGAAACTATCTTTCACGATTTGCTTTGCCTCCTCCTTTGAGGTTGCGTACACTTTCGCCTCACCCTCGAACACAAAGCGGATTTTCACCATATAGTCCTGCCGCTGCTCCACCGGGAGGTTGAGCCGGAACAACTTGTTTTCAACGTACCTCCTCTTCCGGGCAATCTTCTTTCGTTCTTGTTCAGAACTGGCTGCACGTTCCTCCTGCTCCAGTTCCTTGATGCGCTTTACATACGCTTCTCTTTTGATTTTAATGTCTGCCATTGTTGTTGTGGATTTATATTGTTATTTTCTTCATATTTCAACCGAGAGCAACTAAATACGCTCGCTTGGAACATTCGTTGCCTTTTACTTTTTCGTTGCGTTAGGCGCAGTATTTCGCCACTTCCTGCGGTCTGCGCCCCGTATCTCGAAGTAGTTGCACATTTCGCTCAAACGGCTTGCTACACGGTCGCCATAGCGGTTCAGCAGCTTGTCGCCTCCCAGTTTCAGGTTGGAGGTTATCAGCGTGAGGCAGTCCGACCTGTCGCCCCGGTACTCAATCAGGGAGCGCATAACCTCCAGCCTGTTGCCCATATAAAGCGACTCCAGCGGCTCGCTGCCGAAGTCCTGCACGGAAAGGATATTGCGTTGCTTGAACCTCCGAATGTCCCCGGTTTCGGTGTAGATGTCGCAGAGGGCATCAGCACGGACGGAACTCCACGACAATGGGCAGGTGTCCCGTTCCTCGACATATTTCACCTTGAAACCCATTACCCGGCAATACGCTTGCATAATATCCAAGCACCAAGACTTTCCCGTGCCAGTCGCCCCGGCTATGTAGATGCCGTGCCTGAGATTTCCCGGTATCACCTGCGATGTTTCGGGGTGTAGGCACTGCATCTTCGTGTCGCAGCGGCACCAGCGTATGAAGTTCTCATACGTGAAGCGGTTTTCATCGTCAATCACGAAATACGGGGTGCGGCTCTTGCCGATTGCCTCAATTATCTGCATTTCCTCCTCCATGTCGTAGTCGAGGTACTGATAACGGGTTATCTGCGCAAACAAGCCCCTTTCCCGGATTGCATTCAGAATGAGGTCAATTTTCGGGGTCTGCACTTTCACGGTTTTCTCATTACCGTTCTTGTCCTTGATGTTTTTCGTTACTTCCATTCGTCATTGCAATTTCTGTTGTTAGCATTATATCTCTTGGCAGCAGCCTGTTCGGGCTTGTTGTCGTAATTTCCCTCATAGACCTTGACCCAGTTCTTGTCGTTCTCGAAAAGCCAGTCGAAAGATGCTTTCCAGCCTCGCTTGTTGTCGCCTTTCAGGAACTTGCTCTGCTGCATCTTCTCGAAAATCTGCTTAATCAACGGGAGAGCCTTTTCCAAGCCGCCCATTTCCGCAATGCGGAGGCGCATCTTGTTTTTACGGGCTTCCGATATGGTGAACAACTTCGGGAAGCCGGGGCAGGTCTCATTCCACATTTCCTTGATTTCCTTAAAAGGCAATTTTTCTGTTTTAGGCTTTGCAGGCTCAACGGCTTTTGCCTCGTCAGAGGCAGAAGAAAGTTGGTCGTTAGACCCACTCTCTTGCTTAATATCTTTGATATTATATTCTTTACTTCTTATATTCTTTACTTCTTTAGATGTCGTTGATTGCTCGTTGATTGCTCGTTGCTCGTTCGTTGATTGATTGTTAGTTTGCACGTTGTTCTGCTCGTTGATTGGGTTTCCAATTTCTTGATATTTATCATAATTACAGATAGTTATGACTACATATCTGTTCGTTGATTTGTACGTTATTTCGCCCGTTGATATTAGGCGTTTTATGCACGTGCGAATTTGCTGTTCTGAAAGTCTTAAATCTTGGCGCATCGTTGCGTTGGAAGTAACAAGCTGCCCACGCTTTACGGTCATGCCCTGCCATTGCTTATCCGTACAGCTTGCCTTTAGAAGCAGATAAATAAACAACTGAACCATTTCTGCTTTTTGAAACCACTCCCATTGTAGCAGTTCTCTAAATATCTTAATCCAACTCGCCATATCTACACCTATTTTTTGAAGTAAACATTCGTGAGTTGCCTATACCCGGAGAACACCGCCCATATACCCGGCTTTGTCTGCCTCATCATCAGTTCATCAACCCTGCCGAAACGCTTGTAGTTTCCGCAGAGGTCAACAACCCAACTGACCTTATCCTTGTACGGACGGATAGCCCTGCCGCACATTTGATAGTAGAGAGCCAGCGACATTGTCGGACGGGCAAGTACAACGGTGGAAAGTTCGGGAAAGTCGAAGCCCGTTGTAAGGACACCCACATTTGCCACTACGCTGATTTTTTTCTGCTTGAACAACCGAAGTATTGCCTCACGGTCTGACTTGCTCGTATCGCTGCTTACGACTGCCGCAGAAGCACCGCAATTCCTCGCCACATATTCCGCTTCCTCGATGAACCGGGTAAACACCAGTATCGAAGTCCTCCCGGCTACCAAGAGCCGCTGGATGATATTCTCCAACGTGTCGTTGAACTTGATTTCCCGGTAGTAACGCCTCACGCTGGCATCGGTATAATCAGCCCCGGTGCTGTTTACTTTCAGGCGGCTGGTATCTACCACGTTCAACTGGTAATAGTTCATATTGGCAAGGTAGCCCCGGTTAAGCAGCGTTTTCACGTCCACGTGGTACAACACATCGTTGAAAATTCTTGGGTTTGTCCTTGTGATGAAACGGAGCATAGAGCCGTAAAACCTGTTTGAGTAGAGGCGGTACGGGGTTGCCGTCAGCCCTAAAACCTTGCACTGGATTGTTTCTATGAAGTCCTTGTACATTCCTGCCTCCGCATTGACATAGTGGCACTCGTCAATGATAACGTAGCGGAAACGCCTGAAATAGTCCTTGCAGTTCTTCACGCTCCCTATGGTCGCAAAGGTGATTTTCTGAACCTCCTTGCGGTTGAATGAAGCCGAGAATATCCCGACATGAAAAACCCCGTAGGAGCAAAGTTTCTCGTAGTTCTGCTCCAGTATCTCCTTTGAGGGCTGAAATATCAGCACCGGGGCATCAAGCCGGGCGGCAATATCTGCAATGACAAGGCTTTTCCCTGCGCCCGTTGGAAGCACAATGATACCGTTTTTCTTGTCGTTCCGTTGGAAGAACGACACAGCGGCATCGGAAGCCTGTTGTTGATAATCTCTTAACTGATACATTTCTTAATGATATATTTTCTCAACCACGGCAATATCGGTTTTACCCATTTATTTTGCCGTCTAATACGAATCTTGTTTGATTTTGGAAAGATGTCAATCACGCCATAATTCTTTGTGCTAACGGCAAAACAAAAACATTCCTCCGTGATATTATTCACCTCTTCACTATCTTGAAGTGCGGGTAAAGTGTTTGCAACAAAGTCTTCGTATTTGCTTTCCCGAAGTGCTTTGACAAAATCTCCAAATTCTTTTCCTGCTTCACTCATTTTTATTCTGTTTTGTTAATTTGTGCCGTAGAACCTGCCACGCTGCCAACTTTATGTTTCAGCATTACGGCTACCGTTATTTTACTGCTCGATAATCACGATGTCCGGGCAGCGTTCCTTGATGCGCTCCAGTACGGCATCAATCTCACGGTCACGCATTTCTTCCACGAGGTCGTTTGCCTCCGGGGAAACGAGGGTGCAGGAGAAGTCGGACGGGTTCACGTACACCTCCACTGCGATTGTCTGCCTGATTGTTCCCTTGAAGATGGGCAGGATGAGGTTGAACGCCTCCGGCAAGTTGTGTTCCACCGCCTGGTTAATCAGGATGCGTCTGTCGCCACGGTTGTTGTTGCTCTGCTCAATCTCCTTATCGACCTTTGCCTTGAAGTTCTACAAGTCCGTTACCAGCTTCATTGCGACTGACTTGTTATCGAAAAATGAGCGGTTCATCTTGATGAGTTCAGCCATTTCAAAGTTGGTGATGTACTCGCCCTCGTTGATGCCGAAACGCTTGTACTCCGGGGAGAGGGTCAGAGAGCCGACAACGAGAGTGCCGTAGTGGTTGTTCTCGTTGCACTGCAGGGCGATTGTCAACTGCTCACGGTTCACAATCACGTGGCAGGTCTTTTCCTTGATGCAGTCGAAACGTGTTTCCAACCAACGGGCAGCGGCATCAATCGTACCCTGTATCTTGACCTTGACAGGCTCTTTCAGTTCCACTGCCTTACCCTCACGGATAATGATTTCACCCACGCCAGCCGGAAGTCCGTTGGCTACCATTTCAGCAATCTGCTGTTTTACTTCTTCTTTGATTTTCTGTTCCATTTTGATGTAATTTTGAATGTTTGTAAATTAGTTGATTAGCCCTCAGTCCCAGTTCTCAAAACTGGAGAAAACATACTCTTCTGCATTTCCTCCGGGCGACCGGGACGGCAGTAAACAAGCAAGCCCTCACGGTTGTAGTAACCCACCTCACGGGTTTCCGTGTCAACGAACTTGAAGCAAGCCTCCGTGACAAACTCGCTCTTCGCTTTCAGTTTCCCGGTCACTTCATCGTTGCTCTCCTCCAACTGTTTGATTTGGTCGTTGAACTCCTTGTTGGCGGCTTTCTTGTCGGCACGGACATCACGCAGTTGGATGTTGTTCTCAACAAGGCGGTCTTTCAACGCCTCAATTTCCTCATTCGGGAGCTGCTTCGTGTAGCCCAAGTCCTCAACCGCATCGCAGTTGTCACGCAGGAAGTCAATTCTTGCCTTGCCCTCGTACTCTTGTCCTAAAACTTTATCCATATTGTTTTGAATTATGGGGCAGCGGAATTGCTGCCCCGGTTAGTAATCTTACTTCTCTTCCTCCGGCTTGAAAACGTAATCAGCCCAAATCTCAACGAACTGGCGACCTGCGTATTCCGCAAGTTCGCGTGTCTTGAAGGCAAGCCGAGAACCAAAGTACGTGTTCGAGTTCGATGAAACGTGGCTCGTGTACGCATACGCAACACCGCCATTCGCATACGCATAGTAGTTCGACCGATACACCACACGGCTTTTATCCTCTTCGTTCATTTCGTCAATCTCTGACTGGGTATAGAGGCAGAACCACGGGAAATAGCGGTATTCGTCCGTAGTGAACTGGGGTTTCCAGCCCTCGTTGAGAGCCGTTGCGATGATGCGCAGTTTCAGGTAGGCGATGACATCGGCTTCCAGTCCAAGTTCTTTCTTGTCCTGCATCCACTCGTTATGGTCTATACCCAATTCGTTACAGGCATCCTCGAATGTCTTGATACGCTCCATTACGTTTTTGGGCTTCTCGTCAACGAGGGTCAGCACTCCGTTTACCCATTCGGGTTTCTTGCCGTTAGGCACTTCGATTTCAATCTTTTTTGAGTTCATCTTTTAATCTTTTAATAAGTTTATAATCAATTTCTTTGTTGTCTTTCAACTTTCTGACAAGCAATCCAGCACGGCGTTTGAGGTTATACACCCGGTTGCTGCCTTTATCGGCTGTCAACTCGATAAATGAAGTCAGGAAGTCAATAACATCTTGCCGCTGCTGGTTGCTAATCAAGTGCATGGTTTCAGGCTTTAGAATGGCAAATCATCTTCGTTGCCGGGAACGGTGGAAGCACCTTGCCCCGTAGCATTGTTGTTCTGATAACTGCTTGGCTTCAATTCTCCGATGTAGTAATTCACGCCCTCACGCTGTTGCTCCTTTTTGCAGTGAGCCTTGACATAGTGGGTCATTCCGAACTGCGATACCTCTCTGCGCTTGTTTACCACGATATTGAGGTACTTCTTGCCGTTCTTGCCGACCGTGATAAGTTCTTTTGGAATGTCCGTCAGGCATAGGCTTCCGTACAGGTTCTCTTCCATTATTTGAGCAAAAATCTACGTGAACCGGGAACTTGATACTGGTAGTTTGCGTAGAGTTCCGGCTTGTCTGCTGCAAACTGCTTTTCGTTAAACTTCGTGCTGTCCTTTGCCGCTTTCCATGTGGCGAGGATGGTTGGCTTTGCTTTGTTCACTCCGGGAGCAACAAGAGCCTCCGCATCACCGATAGCCATCTTGATGGTATTTTCAAGTTCTTTCTTGCGGCTGTCAAGCCCTCCAAGTTCCTCCTTGATGGTCTTTAGTTCTGAACACATGGCAATCAGTTCATCGTCTGCCTCCACGCTCTTGCCGACAACGTGTCTTGGATTCTTCAGGAGGACATCTTCAACACTGGAAAGGAGCGGTTCTTGCTTGCCCACGATGTTGTCAGTCCAAAACTTATCAACCTCCTCAATCATGTAGTCGTAAAATTCCTTGTCGAACATCATATCACGGTAGCCGAACTCACGCCCCATAGTGAGCCATGCAAGCGCACCCTGTTCCAGTTCTGCAACGCCCAACTGATACTGGAGTTGGCAGAACCAGTGCTGCGGCAGGCTGTCCGCATCGACCTCCATCTGTGTTGTCTTGCACTCCAGGATGCCCTTGTTGCGGTCTGACTTGGGTCTGCCCGGTATCCAAAACGTGCGGTCAGGGGACACACGCAGGTACTGCTTTTCGTTATTTACTATAAGCCAGTCCCCAGCGGAAGCCTTGATAATCTCCTTGCCTGTCTCGTCACGATAGAAAAGGCTTACGGCATCTTCGAGGTAATGCCCGGCTTTCATTGCGAAGTTCTCTTGCTTCGGAGCGTCCAGCCCCATTTTCCTGCGCCATAACTGATACGGGGTTTCAAACGGGTTCAGTCCGAGGATTGTGCCTACTTCTGATGAACCGATACCGCTCTCACGGTGTTTCAACCACTCTTGGCGGTCTTTTGGTCTGATGATTGTGTAGCTCATATTATCTGCAAAGTTTTTCAAGTAACATACTCATATCAGCATCACGGAAGATTTTAGCGGCTACACCGCCATCCATCTTTGTTCGCTTCACGGCTTCAACAAGGAGTTTTCCACTACCCATTACGGCAACAGAGGTTTCGCACTTTGTTTCCTCCTCATTGCGTTCTTTTTCTTCGATTGCAATTACCAAGATTGCACGTTTTTTACCCTCTTCATTCTGCCAAGTCTCAATGGCTGATTTCAAATTTTCTGTCATAATTTTGATGTTGTTGTGGAGCTTGCGCCCCGGTTGATATTACTGTTTAATTTCTCCTGTTTCCTTATCGACATTTTCCGGCACATCGTCACTCTTCGTCTTGCCCTGTCGCTTTTGAGCCGCCAAAGCCTTTTCCTTGGCTTCCTCCGACTTCTTCTTTGCTTCGGCAGCTTGTCGCTTCTCCTGAATAGGCTTCATGAAACTTTCCTCAACGGTGGTCGTTCCCTCCTTGATAGCGTTGGCGGTAGCACGGAGTTCAAACACTGCCTCCTTGTCGATTTCCTCACGCTTCTTCAATCCGAGATATTCAAGCAGAAGTTCCTCTGACACTCCAAGTTTAGCGAAGTATTGTATCATGTTCTGACGGCTTGTTTCGAGGTCGAGGGACTGACCGAGCGCAACTTGCTTGACATCGGCAATTACTCGCTTGGTAACAGCTTTAGGCACGATTTTCAAGACGGCATTACGGAAAGCAATCGCACTGGCAGCATTACCCGTAACCACCTGCATATCCTCCGAAAAAGTTTTGCCGTACTTGTCGGTAATTCTGCGCTTGACCTCAACGCTCACGGCTACGTTGGTTTCGAGGTCGTGGCAGATGCCCTGCGCTGTTACCGTCTTGCCGTCATTGCCGATGATGCGTGTCTGAACACGGAGGTTTCCCCACGCCCCAGCAATGATTTCAGCCATACGGACGGACAACCCCTCAATGGTATTGCTTCCGTTCTGACCGCCTCTGCGAAGCACATAGAAACAGTCGGAGGCTGTTTCAGTGTCCATAGTTGCGTAGGTCGCAATCTTGTTAAGAACTTCCGGCAGGTTGCGAGGGTACTGCTTTGCCGTTGATACCTGCATATCAATCTCGCTGCGATTGATAGCCTGCAAGACTTCCGCTTGCTTGATTTCGATAATTTCGCTCATACTCTAAAATTTTATGCCTTGCGGCTGTTTGTTGTTTCTTATAGTTGCGACCTCCAAAATTTCAGTATCTCACGACCAGCGTAGAACTTTCGTGCAGTCAATTTTCGGAAGCCGCATTTGATTAGCCCCTGTTCCGTGTACTTACGGAGAGAGTTGCGATGAATACCCAGCACATTACAGGTTTCAGTAACGGAGTACCTGCCTGTGTCGCTCACTTTTGGCTCAATGGATGTAATCATTTCTTGCCTCCTTTCTTTAGTTCTTTCAGTTCTACCAATGACAAGCGGAACAACCTCCAAGAGAGGAATAGCATTGCTGCAAAACAGAGGAAGTAGAATGTGTCCGAATATTTAACCAATGTTCTAATAAGCTGGAATAGGGTAAACAGGACGAAATACCCGGATGCAATCACCTGAAACCAACTGCCGATTTTATCAAATATATCCATAATGAATAATCTAATTGGTTTACTTGCTCTTACATTGATACAGACCGTTATCAATGATAATCTTTTTCACTCCGGGAATAGTCATCCCCACACTTTCCGCTATCAGTCCGAAGATGCGATGCGGTCTGCAATCCGGCATTTCATTGGATAGCTTCAAGAAACTATTGCAGATACGTTTGTTCCGCTCGTCCCTTGCCTTTTCAATGGGTGTTCTTACATCAATCATATCTATCTACTTTTTAAGTTATTTATTCAGAGAGGGGCCGCCATAGTTGGCAACGTGTTCCATTATCCACTCGTAACTATCTTCATCAGGCAAGCAAGCCTGTATGAAGTTCGTCCTATCCGTAAACCAGCATCCGACCCCTTTTACAGCGTATTGTTTTAGTATTTCATAAAGCTGTTCGAGGTTGTCCTCTGCAAAGTCCGATTTCCAAAATGTTGCTACAATCATATTTTCTGCTCAACTTTTTAGTTTACTTCAAATTTTATTTGTATTTTTGAAACCGTTTTATAAAGCGGTTTAGAAACTTGATGCAAAAATATAACCTTTTTAGTTATAAACAAAATTTTTGTTCAACTTTTTTGGTTATAAAAGTGATAAATTTTTCTGCCGCTCCGTAAAGTGTTGAAAATCAACAAACTATAAATTATGGAGAAAATAGGTGAAAAATTGAGTGCTTTTTTCAAAGAAAAGGGCATAACGCAAGAGGAAATTGCCGCTCAACTTGGAGTGTCGCAATCGTATGTAAATGCCTTATTGAATGACAAGAAGGCTTTCGGAAAGAAACAGGCACAGAAATGGAATGAGTTGTTTGGCTTATCTGTAAATTGGCTCTTGACCGGGGAGGGAAACATTACCAATAATGGTATTGTTCAAAACAACCAAAGTGGTGATAATATACAAGGACACTCCGTAACCGTAAACAAAACTGAGAAAGACTATTTGGAAATCATCAAAAGGCAGTCTGAGCAGTTGAGCAAGAGCCAAGAGCAAATCGACCGCCTTTTATCAATCATTGAGAATTTCGGAAAATGAAAAAAATCGTACTTGTATTATTTTGTTCGCTGGCTCTAATGAGTTGCGAAAATTCAGCTGTAAGAGAGGGAAGAGATATTTATATGCTCTATCTTAAAAAGACCGCCAAAGACCCAAATTCCGTCAAAGTATATAGCGAAAAATACGAGATTGACGGTACAAAGGTCTATTGGACGTTAGATGTTGGCGGTGCTAATTCGTATGGCGGCATGGTTCGAGAAACAATAAAAATTGAAACTATCGGAAAAGCCTTTCTAAAAAATGAGGACGGGAAGATGATAACAAGAAGAGAGTTGGAATGATACACGAGCGGTTACTTGACATCATACAATACAAGACCTCCGGCAAACAAGCGGAATTTGCCGAGATTATGGGTTGGTCGCCCCAGTACCTCAACAGGCTGACAAAAGGGGAGAGCGGCATCGGCATACGCCCGATAGTTTCCCTGCTTGAAAAGTTCCCAGAACTTAATGCCCGGTGGCTGTTGCTTGGGGAGGGAGCAATGATAACCTCTGCTGCTGATGAAGTGCGGAAACGCCTTGCCCGGCTGCTGGAGATTGAGAAGTATATGCCTGTTATGACCCCCGATGAACTCCGGGAGGTCACGGAGGGAAACTGCCAGTTTGATTTGCAGAGCATAAACAAGTGGAATGCGCTGCTTGAAAAGAGAAACAAGGAAATCAACGACCGCTTTGCAGCGGCATATAAAAAGCAGGAGGAACTATGCAGACAGGACAAAGCCAAGTCATAATAAAACGCTTCTTTGATGCGTTGCAGATTTTGATTGAGAACAAGGTTATCCGGGGCAAACAAACATTCGCCACACGGTACGGGATAAACCGTAGGAATATGTACACGCTGGAGAAAGAGCCGGGACGGGACATATTTCAAGTGGCGTGGCTGGAAAACCTCGTCACTGATTACATGGTTTCCCCTGTGTGGCTGCTTACCGGGAATGGTTCATTTTTCATCAACGGCTGGGATGCCGACAGGGTCAAGTCAAAGGTGAAGACTGAGCAGGAAAATTGCGAAAAACTGCAAGAAAACTGCAAAAGCAAAAACGATATATAATAATATAATAATAATCAATTTGTTACGAGTTGATTTGCAACTCCTTTGCAGCTAATAAACAAGTATACAAAGAAACTGGTTCGCTTCGCTAACAGAGGCTTTGCATTTAACAATAAATTATATTCCA